TCAGAAACGGTAGACCAATACTATATGATCAATATATCCAAAAGTGGTGAATATATTATTGATTTATCATTTACACACGATGCTGGTGATATAGATATGTATTTAGAAGATAATACGTATACTATCGTTGGTGATTCGTATAACAATGGAGATAGAGAAATTATAGCAAAATATTTATCAACAGATAAAAGTTATAGGTTGACACTAAAAAATGTAAGTACCGCATACAGTTTAACTATGTATGATATGTTAAAGTTGTCTATTAATGAAGTAATAAATGGTCAAATGATAGAAGGAAATGATAATGACTACTATACTATCAATATATTAGAAACTAGAGAATATTTAATTAGTTTATCATTTACACACGATGCTGGTGATATAGATATGTTTTTATATAAGGTACATAATGATGGTTTCGAAGAGAAAGTGAATAGTTCTGATGGATATGGTGATACAGAGTCTATAATTCACAACTTAGATTCAGAAAAACGGTATATCTTGAGGATAAAAAAAAATGGTAATACTGAATATAACTTGGTTTTAAAAAAACATTTGTCAACAGCTTCCCCAACAGTATCATCAACAGCCATCACGAATGACGGCACCAAATTGGAAATTACTTTTTCAGAAAGTATGTCCCTACAAGGATGGAGCGTAACCGATACATTCCACTGGAGCCAGGGGTCATGGAGCGCCAACAACCCTCAAACGCCCCCCACCTGGACATGGAGCAACAACGACCAAACGCTGACGTTGAATTTGTTTGATATAGTTTATGCCGATGATGGTGTACAAGAGTTTTCGCTCCAAGGATTTACAGATAAAGCCGGTAATCCATTGGATGTTAATACAATGAGTGTTGAATCCACGTTGCCACGACCTACAGTATCACCAACCTCAAAGGGAGAGTGGGTAAATAATGTTTTTAAAGCAGTAGATAATATAGATAATAAAACTATTTTAGATGTTTTTATAGAAAAAGGAGAATTATCATCAGATGAAAATTTAAAATCTATTATAATTTGGTGGAAGAAAACTAATGAGAATAACGAATCATTCCGTTCAATAGAAAAGTGGAATTCTGACGAAAATAACTGGATAGTAAATAATGATGGATTGCTTTATGAGTGGGATCGAGATGAAAAGATAAATCAGCTTGAATACCCCACTAATTATAATTATAATACATTTATGGAAAAAAACTTTTATTCTGACAAATATTTAATTAGATCTAATATAAAACTTAATGAAGAGTACTCTGAAATAACTGAAATTAATTTAATAGGTACAATATTAAATATTACAATAAAAGATCCAAAAGATGGTTATCAAATTATATTTTATAAACATACTGGAAGACAAAGTGATGATTATATATCTTCCCGAGGGTATTTTCATTATCTATATAAAAAAATAGAAGTGAATAACAGTACGGAAATATATACAATTGATATACAAGAATTACTAAAAATTAATACTAATTTAAGCGGTTATACTTTCCAAAATTATGAGGGGAGATTATATTTAGATTTAATTAAAGTTCCAACAAAATCTACATATGAAACTCATTTTGCATATGGAAACACATTTTCTTTATTAATTAATAATATTTTAACACCTAAATATACTTTGGAAAATAGCAAACCTCCACCCAGTTTAAATTCAAAAAAAAAAATATTTTTAATAGGGGATAGTATATTAGATAATTCTTATTGGCATGATGTTGAATCAGATACAACCAGTGAAGTATTAAAAAAAAAATTAGAAGAACATGATATAATGGTAAGAGATTACACTACTGAAGAGTTAAAAGCATTAACTCTATCTTCAGTATTAGATAGTGTCAATCCGAAATATGTTTTAGTAGGAAAGGAATACGTAATGCCACGAATAATCAAAAATATACCATATTTTGGATACAGTACAAGGTATAAAGAAAATAAAAATTTTTCAAGTGATTTAAAGAATAATTATAGTAATGATGATGATTTATTACAAGTTCCAGTATATAATTCACAAATTGAAAATTTATCATCTTTTGATAGAAATGATCCAAACTTGTTTACACATATGCAAAAAGAAAATGATGCTTTATTTATCTCTATAGGCGGAAATGATTTTGCTTTAGGCATTTTTAGAGATACTGCTAATGCAACAGAAGATAATATTAAAAAAGTAGTTGATGATGTTGTTATAAATGTAAAAAAAATAATTTTAAAATATAAAGAAATTATAAATAATGTTTATTATATAATACCGTATGGTATTCCACCCGGTATAGAATCTATTTTGGGTATTAACACAGGCGTAAAAATTAATGAATTATATAAAGACTATTTTTTGGTAGAAATGAAAAAAATGCTGGAGGAAAATCATTTTAAATATATTTCTTTAGAATCATTCAAATTATTTCTTGGACCCATTTTTGGTTTCGTTCTGGAAAACGGTCAGACAGAATGGGAAGTTTCAATAACTCAAGACACTCAAATACTTGAACCAACAAAATATGGAGCAAAAAGAATTGCTGATCTAATTTATGATAAATTGAATACTGATGGTTTTTTACATATAAAGAAGCTATAATAGTTGGTATAAATATCAATGATTCTAATATAGAAAAAGGAGCCCGTTTGTTAGTTTCAGGAAGTACACAACCATTTTATTTAGATATTCAGTCAAATATTAGTGGGGGTCAGATTGTATATGGTGATGATACATATCATTATATTAGCGATACTGGATTATATGTTAAAGTTTATGGAACCACAGATGATGAAAGGAATAATAATTTTAAATTCTCAGTGAATGGACAGTTTGAACAATTTTCTAATGGAGTAAAAACAACAGGCACTTATACTCTATATTCAACACAATAAAATTAAATCTAAGTATACAATAAATGAATTATTTATTAATTATATATTTAGTTATTGGAATAATATATCTATTACAATCGCAATCAACTCTTGAAAGGTATGCTAATAATTGCCAAGCTAATTTCCATTGTAATAGTAAATTAATAGCAGAGTCAATTAATCGTATAAGGAAAAAATACCTTAATTTAGAAAATAATTTAAAGCAAATTAAGTTGATTTAAAGATAAATAATTAAATTAAATATACAGAATGGTAAATTTTAGAACATTTAGGATGTCGGATGAATTTTATAGTTATTATCGAACCCAAATAGATTTAGATGAAGTAAATAGTATGGAAGAAATTGTGGAAAGGGTAAGACTACATTTAATACATGATCTAAATAATCTAGGTCTGGAAATTTTAGCAGAAAAGGCTAAAAATAAACATTTTGATACACATGGTTATACTTTTGAAGAAGTATTACTTTCTGAAAGTAATAAAGAATTTTATATTTGTGGCCATCATTGAAAAAAAGATCGCCAATTTTTCTAAATTATAATATTAATAGTATAATATGAATATTATAATGATTACAGTTATATTAATATTATTAGCATGTATTGTGTTAATATATTCCTTTTATTATAGAACATCTGAACATTTTCAAAAATATAGTAAGCAAAATTTAAAAAACAAAAACAACAAAACAAAAAGGGGTGAAAAACAATCTAAATTACAATCTAAATTACAATCTAAATTACAATCTAAATTACCACGAAATTTGGTAATGACTATTTCATACAATAATAATAAATATCAATTAGAATTCGAATTATTTGACGATATTACTCCCAAAACTACAAAAAATTTTAGACAAATAGCTTTAAATGGTATAAATGGTAAGACATATAATGGTAATAAATTTCATAGAGTAATCAAGGGGTTTATGCTACAAGGAGGTGATATAGTTAATGAAAATGGAACTGGGTCAGTATCAATATATGGTGATCAATTTGAGGATGAAAATTTCAAATATCGTCACAAAGTTCCAGGATTACTATCAATGGCAAATTCTGGTCCTAATACCAATGGATCTCAATTTTTCATTACAACGGTTTCTACACCACATCTTGACGGAAAACATGTTGTCTTTGGTAGATTAGTGAAAGGAATGAAATATCTTAAAATATTAGAAAGCGTCCCTACAGATAGTAACGATTCTCCCCATGATCCAGTAACTATTGTATCGATAATTGAAAAATAAAAAATTTAATAATTATTAGAAATATATTTATTAAATATTTATTCAGTATCATTATCCGACCATTCATCTTCATTTGATGACTCATTATCATTGTCCCATTCATCTTCACTTGATGACTCATTATTATCGTCCCATTCTCCATCGGAATCTAGATTACTAAAATTATCACTCGAATGATAATCAGTATCTACATCAGATCCAGATTCTAAAATATCTTCTATTTTAGAATCTTCTAAAATAATTTCTAAAAAATTTTCATCAACATATCTTTCTGGTTGCTTACCCTTATTAGATCTAGAAGATCTTTTACGCCCATTGATTAGATTTGATCCCATATTTTTTAGAAATTCATATTGACTAACAATATACTCATCATCATTAATATTTAATTCACATATTACATTGTTTTTTTCCTCTACACACATATCAATATTTTTTTTATTCTTTTTAGCAGTTTTAGTCTTTTTCACAGTTTTAGTCTTTTTGGCGTTTTTCTGTTTTGTTTTTGTTTTAGTATCACTATCTATATGTAAATGTGGAAATCTTTTTCTTATCATTTTGATAGATTTTAAATATGGTTGAAATTCATTAAATGATATTTTTCCTCTAAAATATGATTGTAGTTTAATAATGTTACCTATATTACCAGGATTGTAATACACTTTTCCATTTCTGAGATACATGATTTATTTATATCATTATAAAATTATATATCAACTTTCAAATTTTTTGATTTTTAAATAATTCTATAATAAAAAAATATAGTCCATTTGCTGGGAAAATTTTACTATATGTTGGTAATAACCCCCTATATAGTCCTTTAATACCATGGTTTTCTAAAATATATTTACAACAATGCACTATACCTCGATACTTGGGATTACCCATTTCTCCACTCAATTGTAATCTTCTCTTAATAGTATCAAATGGGTATGTGCATGATACGGACACTATTCCTGCCCATGATCCAAAAAATAAGGTCTTTAAACTATTTTTTTCAGTATTATAATGTTCATCTAAGTGGTGATAGGTTAGAAAATTAAGTCCTTGAAATGGAATCATCCCAATAGCTGAAATTAATGATCCTCTATATAATGATAAGAAACCTTCTTGTTTAACCGATTTAGAGAAACAATCCACAATACCTCGATATTGTTGCCCATTATTTTGAACAGATATTTTTGTCCTAACAGTTTCTAATGGATAAATAGAAGTATATGATATAATACCAGCAGTTGCTCCAGATAAAAAATATAATAAATTTGTGTTATTAGTATATTTGTGACCTTGTGTTTTTAAGTATTGGAAAATTCCATATTGGATCGCATTTTGTGGGAAAATGCGTATACTATTAACAAGATTTCCATTAAAAAGAGACCATAAACCTTGACTTTGATGAATTACTCTGAATGATTTTAAAATTGAATCGTGGCAATATATTTTAGGGTAATTTTGTCTTAGCATTTTGAGACGCTCGAATGGTGCGGTAACTGTTCTAGAGACAATACCTGCTACACCCCCATAAAAAAAATTTAAATAAATGTCATTCATTAAGTATACATAGAATATATAACTTTATATCATAATTTGTAGCTAAGTATTTATTAATAATTTCTATTTTTATGTTCTTCTACTAAAAATTTTATAGATTGTTTATTAATTTCTATCATATTTTCATAGTATAAATCACTATAATAAGTAAATAAATTTTTAGTAATAGAATTACTCACATTAGTCAAAATTCTTTTTTTAATACTTAAATCGCATCGTCGTGGTTTTTCCCATATTAATTGTAAATTATTAGACTCATCTCTTTCATAATGGTATCTTGGATAAATAGAATAATATTGATATATGTATTTGGAATCACAACATGGTGAATTTGTTAATTTACCACATTCTTTTCTAAAGAATCTTTTAACTTTGTTTGTCCACTTTCTTTTCATAGTATATGTGAGTGTTTGTTGACATAATGGACATTTTTCGCAAAATAGTTTATCTCTAATTTGTGTTAAAGTTTTCTTTTTATAGAAATATACTTCTTTACTAATACTAATAATATTAATCAGATCAAAAAGGTTTAAAAATCTACTGTCTACTATATTATCAATTACCTTAAATTCAAAGTATCCATATTTTCCAATAGTTTCGCTCATTGCCGGGGATATTCTGGAAAGAATGCATTTTTCACGTCTACTGAGAAAAGTTTGAAGATTTAAATAGACTATATGCCACACCCTTTTTTCATAAACTTTTTTTTTCCTTCTTTTTCTAACACTCCTTGATTTAGATTTAGTCATATATACTCAAAAATAAAATTTTTTTTTAAATCAATATAATAATTTGGTTGTATTGATATCAAATTTATGTTTAAAGAATAACACTCTATTGGAAATAAATACGTCTTAATGTGGTATATAATATTATTAATAACTTTTATGTTGATGGTCTTAATTAGTATGATTTCAATTTATGTAGTTTATTTTCTACCTAAAATATTTGAGAAAAAACAAAAAATAAACCTAGATTTAGCAATAGCTAATAGTGTATAATAAATACTATTATAATATATTATTTAACTTAATTAAAACTAATAGATACCACTTTTAAATTATTGGGATCTCTTTTAATCATATTTTTAGTAATAATTACTTCGCCTGAATTCCATCCAGGTAAAGATTTTAAATCATCGATAACTCGATCTGTTCCATAATATTCGTGTTCAATAACGTCTCCCTTTAAATTATGACCCAGTGTTGCGCAAATTACATTTTCAATCAGCATACATCCTCTATTTTCAACTACAAAACTATAAATTTCTTCGCATGGAATTTTATTGGTTTGTCCTAAATCTGCTGGAAATTTCCATGAAAATTGCCCATCTCCAATATATACTACAGGATGATGAGGAGTAATTTTCAAAGTGCCTATATTAACAATATTTTCTATATTCTCTTCACAGATGGTTTTTGTTTTACATAAAACTTGACTGGTTTTACTTGGTCCATAAGTTTTTACCATATCTCCTTTAACTATTTCTTCTACATTTTTGTATGAACCATCTGCCATATGAACCTTATTGCCTCTAGTAAAACAAGGACCAGAAGGAACATTATATGTAGAATAACTTACAGGTGAAGCGGAACGTGTTGAAGCAGAATTTGTCATACCACGATAATGCCCTCCGTCTCTATAATTTGTAGAAGGTTTGGGAGCAGGTAAATTATCAAATATATCGGAAACACTATCTCTAATGGAATCGAATAACTTACTTCTATAATTTGCGACTCCGGGATCTTTCCAATTATTACATGTTTCAGTATTATGACCAGTCATGATTGATAACAACCAGTGTTTTCCCCACCTACTAAAATAATCATGTTGAGAAGCTTCTTGGGTTAAATTAAGAGATTCGACAATTTGACCATTAAGATCATCATATAAATTTTGTAAATAAGGCAGTTGATATAAGGCCGATGTTTTAATTTCAGACATTAATCCCATAATGAGTGATCGTATATTTTCTGTGGACGATTGGAATCTTAATAGCTCTAAACATTGATTAATTGTGTTTACCAATTTAAGTCTTAGTAGTTGTTTATGAAGTGTATCTACTAAGAATGAATCTGATGTCGCATCATACATTACTGTTTGTTCCTTACTAAGTGTGGATGAATTTATCCCATCGGTGTATTCAAATGTCGTAGTTAAATACCTATCATTTGAACTAATTCCAAATTTAGAAGAATCAATATTAACATCTAAGACAAAATGTTTTGTTTGTCCATAATTCATTGGACCAGTTTCCAATACGCCACCCCACGATGTCTTGGAAAAATGTTTGTTATGGCCCATACATGGGTTCACACCCGAAAATTCTATACCATTTTCTAACTCAATTTTGAATGTAGAATTTGTAATAGCAGTGGTCATCATATTAGCAGCTTTATGGACAAATATATTACCAGTAAGAGAACTATCTGGGATAAACCCATATTGTCCTTTTCCTTCATTAGCAACTTTTTCAAGTAGTTTAGAATCTAGACTATATCCAAAACCAGCAGTATCAATTATACAATCAAATTCTGGATTTTGTTCTTTATATAATTGTAGCATTTTAATATATCCCTTAGGTGGCTCACTTGATTTTGTAGGAATCCCGTCCGTCATGATTAATAGATATTTGAGTCGTCCAGGTTCCGAACCTTTTCTCAATGTTTCCAATCCTTTATAAATTCCATCCCAAAAGTTTGTAGTTCCACCAGGTCTTAAATTATCCATAATAGTGTCTAATTTACTTTGATTTTCTTTAGTCATATTAATTAAATTAGATTCAATCTTAGCATTACAATCAAATGATACTACTCCTACTCTATCATTATCATCTAGAGCATGACTAACAGTTTTAGCTGCACCTACTGTGATATTTAAAATATTTAAACCATGGCTTATTGTTTTTCCATCTTCACCTTTAAGTGTAGCTTCAGTTCCCATTGAACCTGAACGATCTATTACAAATACAATATCAATTGGTCTTCTAGAATCAGATTCAGGGACTGTGGCAGTAATAAGCATTTTATTTCCGATAATTACAGATTTAAAATCCATTTGTGCTAAAGAATGGGTAATTTTAGTAAGAATACTTTCAGGTATAGAAAGCGAGTGACCATCCTTTTTTAGTTGGTTTTGCTGGAGTTTATCTCTAATTTGATCAATCGCATTTTTAAGAGAACGATTAGGTCTTATTCTTCTAATATCTAGACTATTTCTAGTGAGAGGTGAAATAGGATTGATAGCATGCCATGCTTTTAAAGCAGCTTCTTCATAACTATGACCTTCTGGACATATAACGGGAAAATTCATCAGTTCTCCTGTAATAGGACAGTAAAAGTCGTCTGGAACAATAATAGTTTCGGTGTTTTTTGAATCATTATTTTTAGATTTAGGGTTTGTAGTAATAGATGCCATAATACAATTCGTTTTTAAAATTAATATATATTTTTAAAATGACATAACAATCAAATTTTAAAACTATATATTTAAAACTTTCTAAAAATTTGAAGTTTAACTATCTTTTTAAATTTTGTATTTCGAATTTAAAATTATCACGATTTTTTTTTAACATTTCTAATTGATCCATAAATTCTTGTGTAGATATTGGTTCTATAATGTAATTATTTATATATTTATCACTATCAATATATTCATTTGGATTAACAGGTAATTCATATTCTTTAGTAAATTTTTCATCATCAATTAAAAACCCATTTTCATAACTATTATATTCTACAGGTTTTACATATTTAATAATATGATAATGCTTATTTTTATTAACATTAAATTGATTATTAAATTCTTTCGAATCAAATTGATCTAAAATTTTTACTGGATGGGTATTATCTAAATCATTTCGTCTTTTTTCTTCCAATTTTTCAAGTTGTTGTTGAAAAACATCATATGACTTTTTATTTTCAATATAATTACTATCAAATTTAGACTCTGGGTGTAAATATTTAAATTGATCATCTATATCACTGGGTGTCATATTCATGGATACAAATAAGTCTATATTATTTTTATCTTGGTCAGATATTTGACTTAAAAATTCTCGATTAAAAGACTTTCTATTAAATTCCTTTGTCGAAACTTGTTCGCACTTTTTAGATGAATTTTCATAATTCAATTTGGTTTTAAGATGATAATGATCAAGTGGATACTGTTGATGATAGTTTTTCCTTAATTTATCATTTCTAAGAATATTATAAGCCGTGATGATTTTCTCATAATCTTCTATTAAATCATCAGATTCAATTTTATCTGGATGATACTTAAGAGATAATTGATAAAATTTTTTCTTTATTACTGATAAAGGGGTATTTGGATCATTTTTAAGTCCTAAAACTAAATATGGATCAAATTCAATAGCGTTCATTTTAATTAATATAATTAATAAATTTTTATTTTACATTTTTAACACATTTATAAATTTATAATAAATAAACTAAAATTGTTTATTATAAATAATTTAATATAAAATTAAGCAGACTCTTCAACTGGAGATGACTCTTCTTGAGATTCTTGGTCAGATCTCTCATATCTTCTACCTCCTCTTTGACCACCTCTTTGACCACCTCGTTGATTATCTCTTTGACCACCTCTTCGTTGTCCGCCTCTTCCTAGTCTAAGTGGAGCATTTCCATTTTCATCTTTGGTAACAAGATATACTCTTTTAGTTTCATTTTGGCATAAAAGGGGTCCTCCTTTAACACCGGTTACGTTTACCGCTACCTTTTTACCTTTATCATCAGTGCTCTCACTGTATGACACATATTCTCCTTCATATAGTGCTTTAAAGACTCCTTCTGGTACATCTACACCTGAAAAATGAACAAAAACTTCATCTTTTGTATCCATATCTGTAAGAAATCCAAATCCCTTTCTGTTATTAAACCATTTTACGCTTCCAATTTTTGATTCACTCATCTTGTATATCCTTTATTAATCAATTATCTTTAAATATTAATAAAGGGTCAGAAGTTTCTTAATAAAATATATTTTATATTTAAATGATAAAAAAATATGTATTGACGATATTATTAATATTTATTTTAATAATAATTCTATTTCATTTAAATGAATTTTTGAAAACAAATAATAAATATCAAATACTACAAGTAGATAAATTATTATATGATTATAGAGATTATTATTTAGATAATTTACCTATTGTATTTACTAATCATATTGATTTTTCGAAGAATCTATCCCATAATTTTAAAAGATTATTATCACCATTGACAATACGGCAAAAAAATATTTCTAATAAAATTTCAAATAGGTATATAACGCATAATAAGGATAAATTATTCATATATACGGATAAAGAATCTACAATAAATTTAATATCACCTAAAGAAATAAACAATTTTCAAAAAGATAATTATAATCCAAATATAAAAATATTAAAAGTTATAAATAAAAGTTATAATTTTATTGAATTAAAATTGAAACCTGGAAATATAGTTTATATCCCTCGGAAATGGATAGTCCATTCTGATAAACCATATAATATTTATTTTTCAGAAACAATTTTTAGTTTTTTATTTACTTTTTATGAAATAATTCCATTTATTAAGAATAAATTATTTTAATGATTTAAAAAAATAGATATATTATAATAGAACATGCCCGGAGGTTTAATTCAATTATCTGCTTATGGTTCAGAAAATCAATATATAAATGGTAATCCTCAAATAACCTTTTTCAAATCAGTATATAAAAGATATACTAATTTTTCATTAGAAAATATAGAAGTTCCGTTATCTGGTCCTGATGAATTAGCGTGGGATATGCCTATAAAATTAAAAACTAAAATACCTAGAAATGCGGATTTAATTTCAAATATGTATTTAAGATTAGATTTACCACCAATTTTTTCCACAGAAGAAATGAACTTTGCTTGGTCAAAAGATTTAGGATTTGTTCTAATTGATTATGTAGATTTATATATTGGTGGTCAAAAAATACAAAGGTTGACAGGAAATTTCGCAAATATACAATTTCAATTAGAACATTCTCAAGAAAAACAACATGCCATTAAAAGATTAATAGGTGGTGATTCCTTCTTATCATATGACGCAGTATATCCAGGGGGGTATCCAGGTTTTAACTCGACAAATGAATATCAAGATTCATCGGGTAAAACTATTAAAAATAAATTTTTTCAAACTGCTCCAGCCATATTCAAAAGGGCTTTGTTTATTCCATTAGATTTTTGGTTTACTAAAGATCCAGGATTATCTTTACCTTTAATTGCATTACAATACCACGATATTGAAATAGAAATACAACTTAGATCAGTAAGAGAATTATATACCGTTTTGGAAGTAGATAAAACTTATTATTATTATGGGAGTAATAAACATTATAACAGTGGTTCAGGTATGGAAAGTATTGTTCATAGAAGAAATGGTAACCCAAATGGATGGAATGGTATAATGCCAATAAAAGATGTAGATATTAGATCATTTACTACATATAGACGTGTTAAACCCGATGTTATGAAAAAATCTCATCATATTAGTAATTTCGTGAGAGGTTCTTATGATAGTAAAACTTGGAGTTTAAATCCGGTGTTAGATATTAAATATGTATTTTTAGATGAATGTGAGAGAAAAAAATTTGCCCAAACTTCCCATCAATATTTAATTCAACAAGTTAATAAAATATCCTTTGATGGAAACGTAGGTAATACAAATCATTTATTAGAATTATATCATCCAGTAAAAGAAATAATTTTTGAAACACATCGAGATGATAATATTGAAAGAAATGAATGGAGTAATACATCAAATTACCAATATAATACAGGATATGATATATACGAATATCAGACTAGTTACTGGTTTGATGCTATTGAAAATGAAAATAAAAGTATAGGTAGATTTAATCCCCTATCAGATGAAAATACTCCTACGATAGATGATCGTTTTCAAGAATTTATTTTTAGATATGGACCTCATGGTGAATCATGTGATCCATCGTGTCCATTAGGATTTAATATAAATTCAGAATTATTAACTTTAGAACAAATTATGCATTTTAAAGATATTTGGAAATTTGAAAAAGCCGCATATATTCCTAAAATAGATTCTTTAAATTATGAACAATATCATACCCATTGTATTAATGGTGGATTTATAAAATTCAATGGAAACTATAGACAACAAGAGCGTGTAGTAGAATATTGGGATAGTGTTCAAGCATATCAATATCATACTTCAATTCCAAACGAAGGTATATATTCTTATTCATTTTCTCTTTTTCCTGAGAAATTTCAACCTTCAGGAGCTTGTAATATGTCTAGACTTAAAAATGTTGAATTTAATATTGAATATAAAATTCCACCCCTTAATAATTCCGAAATAAGATATGGAAATAGAAAATATAAATGGATGTATAATACAGATTTTTTTGTAGTTAATTATAATATATTAAATTTAACCGGTGGTATGGGTGGTCTTGTATTTGGAAATTAAAAAAAATAATTGTTTCGTAAAATTAAATTATGTGGTTAATTGTAAGATATTGTTAAATATTAAATGATTGATTTTATTATTATAGGTTGTCAAAAATGTGGAACTACTGTTTTGAAACACAATTTAAAAAAAATGAATGGATTATTTATTCCTGATAAAGAAATCCATTTTTTTAATTCTAATTATAAAAAAGGAATAGATTGGTATGAATCTCATTTTAATAATAATAAAAATTATATAAATGGGGAAAAAACTCCAAATTATATTACTGATAAAATATATATTGAAAGGATTTATAAGCATTATCCTAATATAAAATTAATTATTCTATTTAGAAATCCTATATTAAGAGCATTATCACATTGGAATCATTTTAATCAAATATATGGTTCTCAATCTAAAAAATGGGGATGGTCATTAGATAATTCATTAATGAAATCACTTCAAAATAATCCATCAATTCTTACTAATGGTAATTATTTTGAACAATTACAAAATGTATATAAATATTTCAGTAAAGATCAAATCCATATTATTATTAATGAAGATTTGAGGAATAATATGGATAAGGTATTTACCAATTTATGTATTTTTTTGGGTATAAAAAATAATTTATCTAATTTAACAAATTCACATGAGCGAAAATATCAACATGATATTTATATTAAAGAAATTAAATATTTAATACATTACTATCACGAAAGAATTGAAAATTTTTACAAATTAATAGGATATAGGATAGATGATTGGGATAAATTCATATTTACATTTAATACAAATAACGAACATATTGATCAACTAATTAGTAATCAACAGTTAAATAATCAACAATTAAATAATCAACAGTTAAAAATGCGTTCGGTTAATTATAAAAAGTTAAGTAATATCACTTGTATTATAACATGTGTAAATTATTCTGATTTTTTGAAAATTACCCTTCCTAAAAATAAAGAAATTATTAATGATATTTTAGTATTGACTTCTCATACAGATTTTAAAACTATAAACTTTTGTAAAAACCAAAATGTTAATTACATAGCTACTGATATATTTTATCAAAAAACTCCTAAAACAATATGGAAGAAATTAATAGATATAATATGTTGTTATAGATGTGTATGTAAAAGTCCTATTAAATTTAAATGTCTCAAAAATAGTAGAAAAACTTTTCAAAAATCAAAAGCTATAAATAAAGGAATTAAATCTTCAAATAGCAACAATTGGATATTACTTTTAGACGCAGATATAATTATTCCAAATAAATTTAATAAAGTAGATATACACAACTTAGATAAAGACACTTTATACGGTGTTCCTAGAATAGTTTATAAAACACAAAATGATTGGATAAATAAAAACAATGCTTATTTTGATTTTTGGAAATTCATGGGTTTTTTTCAATTATTTAATATAACTAGTAAAAACTTTCATAACAAATATTATGGATATAATGAAGAATATAATTATGCGAATGAAGGAGACTACTATTTTTCAAAGAAATGGTCTAAAAAAGAATTGCTAGATTTTTATGTAATACATTTAGGAGAAACTGGTGAAAATTGGCAAGGTAGAGTTACCGATTTTTGGGAATAATAAAGCTATATAAATATAATATTATATATTAATATAATATTGTATATTAATATAATATTGTATATTAATATGAGATATAATAGAATTTTGACTTGTGGAACTTTTGATTTATTTCATATAGGTCATATTAATATACTTAGAAGAGCAAAAAATTTAGGTGATTATTTAATAGTGGGTATTTCGTCAGATAAATGTAATGCCGAAAAGGCAAAAAAATCTATCATATCCCAAGAAAATAGACTTGAAATTATAAAATCTTGTAAATACGTCGACGAAGTATTTTTTGAAGAAAGTTTGAATGAAAAGGAATATTATGTTAAAAAATATAATATCGATCTATTTGTTATAGGGGACGATTGGGAAAATCAATTTGATTTTTTATCATGTGACGTTATATATTTATCACGAACAACAGGTATAAGTTCTACCTTAATAAAAGAAAATAACTTATCAAATTTATGGTTTTTGAAATATTATAAGTTAACACATATAACATTTGATAATATATTAACTAAAATTTTTAATTATATGGATTTTGTAACTAATCCTAACCTTATTACATATAGTTCACTTAGTCTATTTATACCTATATATTTTATAAATAGTTACAGCATAAAAGCATTATTACTTATATTTCATGATATTTTAGATAGATCTGATGGTGTAATGGCAAGAATTATGAAAAAACAAAATTACAAAAGAAATGAAAAATTTGGATCATTTTTAGATGCGATATGTGATAAAATTTTTGTATTTCTAATGTGTTATTTCATAATAAAAAATAGTATTATTTTGAAAATAAAAGTATTTATTCATATCTTATCATTAATAAAAAGATGCGAATTATATTTATTTTCAGATGTAAAAAAAAATAAATCTACCATAAGTGGTAAAATGGGAACATTTTTAGAAAATCTAGCTTTTTTCTTTTATTTTTATTTTAATCCCCTATATTATTATTTTATGTTTTTTTCAATTATACTATCATTACAGAGTTTATATGAAAAATTTTAAATAAAATTTTGATAATAATATTAAAAATTCAAAGTGGTATGATGGAAGCAATGTACAGTAATTAAAGTAATTAAATTTGAATATTTATTTTTGATATTATTTATACAATAACTACAGTAATAAATGATTCAATCTAATTGTAAATTAGGAATTTATAGCAGAAACAAAAATGAATATAAATGGCAAACATTTGCTACTTCATTAAAAAAAAAATATGTTGGTAGATTTAAAGAAAGTTTACCTATAAATTTAGACTTATTATATCAAGAATTACGGGGGAAAAAATTTTATTTAACTCCTGAAATTATAAATCATACTGATATAGATGTTGGTAAATATTCAGGTAATAGAAATAAAACTTATATAGATGTTGGTAAAAACACAAGCTGGTTATCTAAATGTTTAAAGTATAAAGAGAAAATAGAGGATTATAGAATATTACTGGGGATATTATATAGGGATGACCAAACTATATGGGGTAAATGGGCATTATATAATATCCATACTAAAAAAATTACATTAAGATCAACTGTAAATGAATATTATGGAGTTCCTAAAAATAGATTATTACCTACTAAACAATCAGGATGGTATATACATCAAACCGAATTATGTGCTTGTCATTTATTTTGGAAAAAACTTTATGATAATTTGACACTTTTAAAAGACGTTTCAAGTTTATTTTAATAAAATTTGACAAAACTTTATTAAAATATATTTTTTTTTATTAAAACATATAAGTATGGGTAACTATCTATCAAATACTAACAACGATACCGAAGTCTCTAATAATAATTTAAATACATATACACCATATAAATTAAACAATACTTCTGTTGATCCACTATATTTGACAAAATTAAGATATTGGGAAAGAGATATACAGTGGAAAAATTGGAATATCAATAATGATGCGTCTAACATTCCTCAATATATGAAAAATTTAAGATCATGGGAATCTAAAATTCAAAAAGATAATTATCAAAGATGGAATTCCGCTTCAAATATACCTCTAAGTTACAGATTAATTTAAGCAACCATGTCTGCTTTTATACTTGGGTGAGATTGATATCCCATAAGAGTGAAATCATCAATAGTATAATCTTCAAAATTTGTTTTTTCTTTTAATGATAATTGTGGGAAACAAAACGTTTCTCTACTAAGTTGCTTATTAATTTGCTCAATATGATTACTATAAATATGTCCATCCCCTATAACTATTATAATTTTCCCCGGCTTTTTTCCTGACATTTTAGCCATAATATTAGTTAATAAAGCAGTAGACGCAATATTGAAAGGAACTCCTAAAAATAAATCACCTGAACGTTGATACATTTGACAAGATAAATTATTATTACTATCAACATAAAATTGATAACTTACATGGCAAGGTGGTAAGGCCATTTCAGCCATTTGTTCTGGATTCCATCCAGACATAAATATTCTCCTTGAATCTGGGTTATATTTGATAAGATCTAAACAATTTTGTAATTGATCTATTCCTTGGTTTTGGTAATTATGTTCTGGACCCAAGTATTTAGCATTAAAATGTCTCCACTGGAAACCATAAATCGGACCACACCATCCAGGTTGATATTCCTTTAAATCTATACTATCTAAGTATTCCCTTGATGAGTTACCTTTCCAGATATTAACACCATTATTTTCTAAATTAATAGAATTGGTATCCGCTTTCAGAAACCATAAAAGCTCCTCAACTACACCTTTCCAAAACATTTTTTTAGTAGTAATAAGTGGAAAATAATTGGAAATGTCAAATTCCATTCTGAGGCCAAATTTAGATATTGTTTTGGAATTTCGAGTATCTCTCACTTCACCATGATTAAGAACATCACGTAAGACATCTAGATAGGGTCCTTCATCGCTGTAATCACATTTTTTCCATGGTCTAATATTCCTGTAAGTTTTGTATTGATATTTTATTTCTGGTATGTGAGAACCATCTACATAACATTTAACATTTTTTTCACTAATAGTTTTTGAAGAATTGAGTGGGATAAATGTAGTTTTATCAAACTTCGGAAAATATACGGTTCCTATGTTAGGTGTATGTTGTGTTTTTTCAATTTCAGCTAAAATGATGTTATAGGTTATACGATTTTTTATAAAGTAATCATATATACTTTCTCCACCTATTACAAATAAATCCTCGACATTTTTTTTAGTATGTAAATATTTTAAACTTTGTGTAATACATGGAAACACTATAGCATTTTTATCTCTATTATATTTAATTTCTTTATTTATCATAGAGTATTTTTTTTTTGAAATAATTATATTAAGTCTCTGATCAAGTGGTCTAAATTTTTTAGGTATGGATAAATATGTATTACTACCCATTATAACTGCGTTTTTTTTTGTTGGGTTAGGATTAATAGTCATATCCTGAAACCAATTCATATCTTTTTTGAGATTATAAAGGAGTCCATTATTAATACCTATTGCTCTATTCCAATTTATACAAGCTAATGTAGATATTCTCATTTAATTATTGTATTAATAATATATTATTCTGAAATTTTTATATCATTATTATAATAATGGGTTTACTTAGAGCAATAATAACTTTAGTTATTTCTATAACTATTTTAAATTTAATTTTAAGATATAAAGAATCTTTGGAAAAATATCCTATTTTAAGACACTTTGTTCCCTTACTTGAAGAAAAAAAATGTTATATACTTATAGGAATTATGTTAATATTAATGATTATATGGTGATAATAAATGATTATATGGTGATAATAAATGATTATATGGTGATAATAAATGATTATGTATTAGTATTTATATAAATTACTAAATTATTTAACTTATTAGAATTTATATAAATAATATTTATTACTATTTATTTAGTAGTATTTATAGTGTTTATTGTTAATAATCCGTTAACTTTTTTAATTCGGATATTAATTTTCTCAATAAGTACATCTATTCGTGAACAAACGGATATATCATCTTTATAGGTTAGTTTTAAATTTTCCAAACCTTTAATAGAGTTCTTTAATTCTATTGAAAATGTTTGAAGTTGTTGTGAATTTTCACTTTTAAAGTAGTCTTTAGGAAGACTATGTTTATAATAGTAGTTATTTTCTATATCATTACCATTACTATGACCAACTTCTGACGAATATACACTATCTATTAAATTAAACGTTTCATTGATAATTCCTTCTAAATTTTTAATTGATTCGTCTCTTGAATCTGAATACCACCATCTTACTGCACCTTGACCAATATATGGAGAATCAATAATCAAAATTCCATGTTCATTTTTACTTAATTTATCATTAGGTTTAATATTTGCTAAAATTTTTAAATTAGTTAATACATTTTGAGAACATTCACTTTTAGATAAAATAGTTTCTTCTTTATTAACAATAGGGGTTTTTTTTTCAGACATGCCTATATGATATATTTATATTTTAGTTTTTAAATACATTATATTAAATAAATAATTTAAATAAATAATATGAATTAAATAAATAATATGAATTAAGTATCCATAATTATAAAATATATATTTAAAAATTTAATTATTTAACTTAATCTCGAAATAAATTGATTTAAAAAAAATTTGATTTAAGCAGGTTGTAAAAAATTACTTAAACATATAACAATAAACAAATACATAAAATGAGTCAAGCAGCAAACCAACAACAACAACAAGAAGCAACAACTACATCTCAAAGTGAAGTTGAAACCCTTTTCCAATCCATTCTAGATGATTCTCAAAGTCTCCAAACAAGTTACAAGAGTTGGTGTCAAACAGTAAAGAAACTTCAAAAGGAAATGGAAAAAGAAGCTAAAAAGCTTGCTAAACAAAAACCAAAGAGAAAGGTTAAACAAAAGCCCCAAAAAGTAACAAAAGCAATGAGAGCATTTATGGTTAAGAATGGAGGAGAAGATTCTGATTCATATACTCGCCAAGTAATGATGAAGGCCGTATCGGTATATATCAAGGAAAAGAAACTTCAAAACGAGGCAAATAAAAAGCAATGGGCAAAAGACGCAACTTTGACTAAATTATTTGGTCTTAAAGAAGAATGGTATACATTTATGCAAATTAATGGAATTCTTTCTAGAATTGTTGTTAAATCTGCTTAAATAGATTTATAAAATATTTATAATAATATATTTTTTTATTATAAATAATTAAAACACAAATTTTTTTTTAATATTTTATTGGAAATATGATAATTATACATATGATAAAAAATAGGAAAAGATTTATTCATTTGATATTTATTAATAATATAATTGTTTTTAGAAATATCTAAACAACTAATTATTTTAATTTTTTTGTCATTACATTCTTTGATTAGAAAATCAAATAAACCGGAATTTTTCATTAAAAACATATTTTCAATATCTACAGTTTTAGTAAAGTCACTATTTGATCTAAATACTATGTTTATATATATAAGGTATCCGCAAATCTCTTTTTTGTTATTTCTCTCTATAATAATTTTTTTAGATGAATTTGAATATAATTCAATAAATTCCTTTTCATTAAAATATTGATAACACTCGTGAGTTTTTGATTCAGTTATAATAAATTGATATAATTCAGTTAAGTTATTTTTATCACAATACGAAATACTATTTCCTACATTAATATTTTCAATTTTAGAATGTATTGATCCTAGTTCTAAATAATAATAATTAGAACTGGTTATATAATTAAAAGGTAGCTGATATTTATCTTTTTTAAAAATAAAACATTTACTTTTATCATGATGGTCGTTTATTAATTTCGATATAAGAATTGCTGCTAAATTTCTATTTCTAAATTCATTATGAATACAAAGGTAATCAACATAATATAAATTTATTAAATCATTTTTAATAGATAAAGTAACTGGTTTTGAATGAATAAACCCAATCAAACTATTTTTATAAAATAATCCTACATTATAGCCTTTTTTATTATATCCCAATGTATTGATTAAAAAATTTTCAGTATATTGATATGATTTAGAAAAATGAGTATTGATAAAATTTACAATTTGTTTAGATGAATTTCGTGGATTTAAATAGGTTAATTTATAATCTTTATTCATTTTAATTTTAAAAAATGGTGTAGAACTAATGATTCCAGTTTTTAAAGTAATATTATTTCTAGATACAGGTTGGTTATCCCAAAATTTATGTATTGTTTTTTTTTTTTGAATATAAAAATAATAGTATAGGAATATTATCAATAATATTACAATATAAAAAGTTATCATATTTGATTTAAATCTAATATTTATTTATCTTAATTTTTACGTATTTATATCAAAGCTCTCTAAATTATATTTTTTTTTCTTTTTTATAATTTTATTTATCCCTATTAACGTTTTTTTTGAATTTTTATTTGGATATTTTTCTAATAACTTTTTTTTATTCCTAATAGATTTTATTAAAGAAATACTGTTTTTAGTATTATTAATATTATTAGATTTATTATTAATTTTATTAGATTTATTATTAATTTTATTAGATTTATTAACAATTTTAGGTT